GTAGCAGAGAAGATAGATCAGATACTTGCAAACACTGAGGAAATCAGCTATTCTTGGGCATGTTTAACGGAAAGGGAATAGAAATTATGGGAGACGACCTAGACTTAACAAACCCAATGGAGGGTAGAATGTCAATTGAAGAACAGAATAAAATGGCTTTGGAGTTAGCATACGATGAGTTACACAGCTTGCGTTTCAGCGAGCTTCATGCTATGCTAAGAGAATATTTACTGGAAAAGTATAAAACATTGCCACCAACTGAATTAACGGATATGTATGAGAAGAGATTCTGGTACATGGTAGGAGAATAATCATGAGCAGATGCAGGGCCTGTAACAACGCTATGACGGATACTGAAATGAAACGTAAAGATCCTCACAGCGGAGACTATACAGACTTGTGCAGTGCGTGTTTGGTGGTGTCCGTTGAAGCCTTGCTTGAACTGGACGGGTTGGTAACGGACATTGACACAATTCAATTATTAGACGAAAGGGAGGTTGACTATATAGACGAAGCTGATATACTGCGGTACGTCCAAACTAAGGACAATAACTTTGAAGATAACTACTAATGGAGTAATTGGTATATGAACCAAAAACATATTGCTGAAGGTACAGTGGCCTTTCAATCACTAAGAAAGCATGACGAGTGGCAGGGACAGTCCACTGGTAAGTTTACGCTCACCCTGAGCCTACCGGAAGACGTAGCGGAAGCTCTACAGTCTGAAGGCGTAAAACTGAAGGACTACGAAGGGACTGCTCAGCGTAAGTTTAGCAGCCAGTACACAGTCCCCGTCTTGAATGAGGACGGTACACCCTTTGACGGTAACGTAACCAGAGGCTCGCATGTACGTATCCTGTACAGCTATGGTAAACCCCATCCCGTTCACGGTACGTCTACGTATCTTGACAGGGTAAAGGTCTTAGATCTTGCGGAGACAACTCTTAGCGAATCACCGGAAGACTTCTAAGGAGAACATAACTCATGTCTGAGAACAAGTTTACAAGGCATGAGGAATGTCCGAAGTGCGGTAGTAAGGACAATTTAGGAAGATACTCAGACGGGCATGCTTATTGCTTTACCTCTGAATGTGACTACTTTGAACCTGCTACCGACACTCCGGTAACTGCATCCTCATTTACAAATGGAGCCTATCAAAAGGTAATGGTAACGGAAATGACTGGAGTAATTGAAGCAATACCCGACAGGCGCTTGTCCAAAGAGACATGTAGCAAGTTTGGTGTGCGTATAGAGTTTGACCAGAAAGGTAACATTGCAAAACACCACTACCCCTTCAAAGATGCGGACACAGGCGAGACTGTCTGTACCAAAGTGCGTATTGTGAAGGACAAACAATTCATGATTAACGGCTCCTACGGCAACAATCTGGGCCTGTTTGGTCAGGACACCTGTAGAGGTAGAGGTAAGTTTATTACCATTACCGAAGGTGAGCTGGACTGCCTAGCGGTATCTGAAATGTTTGACAGGAAGTGGGACGTAGTGTCTTTACGAACTGGTGCGGCATCAGCAGCCAAAGAGATCAAAGAGCAGCTAGAGTGGCTGGAAGGCTACGACAATGTGGTACTGTGCTTTGACAACGATAAGGCTGGTCAGATAGCCGTAGACAGCGTTAAGGCTCTGTTTAGCCCCAACAAGCTGAAGGTCTGTAAGCTACCCCTGAAAGATGCCAGTGACATGCTCATGGCAAACAAGATCAGGGACTTTACAGCGGCATGGTGGGACGCTAAGACACACAGACCTGACGGTATCGTAGCGGGTGTAGACACATGGGATCATCTCATTAACGCTCGCAAGGTTAAATCTATACCGTATCCATGGGCAGGTCTAAATGACTTGACCAAAGGAGTCAGACCCTTTGAGCTAGTGACGATAACCTCAGGCAGTGGCATGGGCAAGTCTCAACTCGTAAAAGAGATTGAATACTTCCTGTTCAACTGCACAGAGGACAATATCGGTATACTGGCTTTGGAGGAATCTCTGTCCCGCACTACTTTGGGTTTAATGTCAATGGCGACTAACAAGCCATTACATTTAGATGAGGACGCAGACACCGCCAGTTTCAAACCTTATTGGGAAAGCACGTTGGGATCTAATAGATTCTACTTACTTGACCACTGGGGATCAACTGGTGAGGAGACGTTAATGTCTCAGATAAGGTACTTGGCAAAGGCTATGGACTGCAAGTGGATCATCCTTGACCACCTGTCAATCGTAGTCTCAAGTCAGGAGAACGGTGATGAGCGTAAGAACATAGACGCAATTATGACTAAACTCAGGACTTTGGTTCAGGAGTTGGGCGTAGGTCTATTCTTAGTCAGTCACCTCAAACGTAGCGGTGGACAGGCCCATGAGGACGGAGGAAAGATATCTTTATCTGAACTCAGAGGGTCACAGTCCATCGCTCAATTATCTGACATTGTGTTGGGACTGGAGAGGGATCAACAGAACGACGATGAGAACGTTCGCAACACTACGACAGTGCGAGTGCTTAAGAACCGATATACGGGCTTGACAGGCCCAGCGTGTTACTTGAAGTACGACAAGGTGACTGGACGTATGTTGGAGACACAAAAACCAGCGGAGGTTATAGGTGATTTCTAGTTATGACGACATTATAGAGCGGGTTGTGACAACACCCATCATGACAACTTCTCATGAAAAGTCTATGGAGATGGGAACCCTGAGAAACTCAGTCACTAAAGGTGCTGGCAATCTCGTAGGGTTTGTAGGCGAAGGATTAGTGCATGAATACTTGCAGGAGCAGGGGCAAATGTGCGGTTGGACTAACACGTATGATTATGATTTAGTGCTTGACGGTGGCATTACTCTTGACGTAAAATCTAAACGTACTGGTTTTACCCCAAAGCTGGACTATGAGTGTTCTATCACAGCCCTAAACACTAAACAGAAGTGTGACATATACGTATTCACAAGGGTCAGGAACGACATGACCGTAGGTTGGATACTCGGTTTCTTGCCAAAGGAAGAATACTTTGACAAAGCAACCTTTATGGAGAAGGGAACTGTTGACTCTTCTAATGGATGGAAGGTAAAATCGGACTGCTACAACGTACCGATAAATGAACTGAGGCCAATAAGTGAACTTATCAAAAAGCAAAACTCTGATACTTGACATTGAGACTGATGGGCTAAAACCCACTACTGTTTGGTGTTGCGCTACTAATCTGTTTGGCACTGTGTACGATGCTGAGACATTCAAAGCACAGTTAGCTAAATATGACGTAGAAAACATCGTAGCCCACAACGGCATTGGGTTTGACTATCCAGTTATGTCTAAGCTATGGGGAGTTGACTGGTCTAACTACAAGCTGTACGACACCTTAGTCCTGTCCAGACTGGCAGATCCGTCCAGAGAAGCTGGTCACAGTCTACGCCAATGGGGTGAGCGTTTGGGCTTCCCCAAAGGTGAGCATGAGGACTGGTCAAGACTAAGCTGTGAGATGGTGGCGTACTGTGAGCAGGACGTAGCGGTCACTGTCCGTGTTCTGGAGTGCCTTGAGGAAGAGCTTAAAGACTTCAGTTCTGAGTCCATAACGCTTGAGCATGACGTACAGACAATCATTCAAAAGCAGATAAAGAATGGCTGGCTGATAGATGAGAAACACACACATAATTTATTAGCACTGTTGAAGGAGAAGAAATATGAACTTGAAGAAGAGGTGCAGAAAACTTTTATGCCTCTTCCTGTATATGTTAAAGAGGTTACTCCGAAAGTTAAGAAGGACGGCACCTTTTCGGCGGTTGGCCTAAAGTTTCTGGGGGATCAGTCTGAGAATGTGGCTGGCAGGTTTTCTCGTATAGACTATCCCCCTTTCAACTTAGGATCAAGACAGCAGATAGGTAGATACCTACAGTGGTTTGGCTGGGAGCCTAAACTGTTCACTGAGAAGGGACACCCAATTGTAGATGAATCTGTATTGGGTACTGTAACGGACATACCTGAAGCAAAACTCATTGCTGAATACCTCATGATTCAGAAGCGTGTAGCGCAAGTACAGAGCTGGCTGGACGCTGTTGAGGAGGACGGTAGAGTACATGGTTACGTAAACACTAATGGCGCTGTGACGGGCCGTATGACACACTCAAGCCCCAACATGGCTCAAGTACCTGCGGTGTACTCACCGTATGGTAATGAATGCAGATCCTGTTGGTCTGCACCTGAGGGCTACCAGATCGTAGGCTGTGATGCCAGTGGTCTTGAGTTACGTATGTTGGCACACTATATGAAGGACGAGGACTATACAAATGAAATCATTAACGGTGATATCCACACAACAAATCAACGACTTGCTGGACTTGAATCAAGAAATCAGGCTAAGACTTTCATCTATGCACTCTTATACGGAGCCGGAGATGAAAAGCTTGGGTCAGTGGCTGGAGGAGGTAGAAAAGCTGGCAAAAACCTTAGAGAATCTTTCCTACATAATCTGCCATCATTCGCAGCTCTTAAGGAGAGAGTTTCAAACGTGTCAGCAAGAGGATACCTCATCGGGCTTGACGGAAGAAAACTCAAAGTCAGATCAGAACATTCCGCTCTAAATACCTTACTACAGTCAGCGGGTGCTTTAGTTATGAAAAAAGCTTTGACACTTCTGGATGACTATGCTACAATATGGGGTATAGACTACAAGTTCGTAGGTAACATTCATGATGAGATACAGGCTGAGGTTATCAACGAGCGTACAGAAACTTTTGGTAGATTGGCTGTGTCCTGTATACAAGCAGCAGGTCTTGAGTGGAAACTAAATTGTCCTTTGGACGGAGAATATAAGGTGGGAATAAACTGGAGTGAAACACACTGATATGAGACAACAAAACCTTTTTGAAACGAAAGAAGACTGGGTGGGCAAAGTTTATGATTACAAATATGACTTTACACGCCTAAAAAACCAAAGAGAAAGGGTGTGGGCCGTTATGATTTCTCATGAATGGGTTACTCTTTCTGAAATATCCTTTAAGACAGGAGATCCTGAAGCAAGTATTTCCGCAAACTTGAGAGATTTTAGAAAACCTAAATATGGTTCACACACCGTAATGAAAAGACCTAGAGGACACAGAAAAGTAGGTCTTTGGGAATATAAGTTAGTCCCTAACAGAGAAAATGTATGAAAACTACAGACACACTAATAGACGACATCTATGGCTTGGTGTCTACCAAAGAGGTTTCTGACGGGGTAGACATAGACAAAGAGATAGAAACATTCGGAGAAGCAATTAAAGAGCTGATGAGGGCTGAGTTTAAATCGGAAGATAGACCTAAAGATACCAGAAAGCTACGCCTGGGAAGAACTTGGTATGCACCATGG